ATCCAAACCAGCCTGCGTCTCCTCAAACTGTACACCGGGGATATCGATGGTGTGATGGGCCCTGGTACCTGGAATGCTTTCCGCAAAGTGGTAGCCAGCTACCGTGCTTACAACAAGGTGCCGTTCTTCAGCATCGGTTGGAGCAAGAAGGTTTCCAAAGAGTTCGTCAAGAAGATCGAAGCCTGGTGCAAGAAGTGGGAACTCGACGAGTTGGCTCCTTCCTGGATGATGGCATGTATCAACTTCGAAACGGGTGGGACCTTCAGTCCTACCATTCGTAACGGAGCGGGTGCCTACTACTTCGGTCTGATCCAGTTCGGTAAAGATGCAGCTACCGACATGGGTACCACAGTCGATTACCTGATTACCTTGTCGGCTGAAGAACAGCTGGACTGGGTGTTCAAGTACTTCGAGATGTGGATGAAGCGTGGTAAGAAATACACGCGTCTCGAAGACTTCTACTTAACCATCTTCTATCCGGCAGCAGTCGGTAAGAAACCGGATGAAGTCATCTTCAACCGCGACATCGAGAAACAGAAGCTGGGTTACACCCAGAACAAAGGTTTCGATTTCGACAAAGATGGCAAGATCACCGTAGGCGAGATCAACACCCGCCTCTACACCTCCTACTACGACGGCATGCTTCCGCAGAATCGTGCTGTTACCAACCAGAACTACTAATCGAGGCTGGGCCATGAAAAAAGTTATTGACGATACCATCACGGTGGCGAATATCGTCGAGTTGGTAAAAGGGACCATCTCCAAGGTGGGTCTGGTTTACATCGCGCCTCTGCCTGAAGCTGTTCAGGACGAGAAGATCAGCAAGGCCATCGTGTCGGCCTCCACCCCTAAAGCGGGAGCCAAGTAATGATTCGTCCATCCAGCATTGCGCTTGGCGAGTTGATCGCGGTTGCCAACCCGGCCATCACTCCCAGCGAGATCATCATCGGTCTGAACGATGAGTCGCACGGCGACGGCATCTATACCGAAAACTTCCGCAAGGAAATCGTCGACGTCACGTCCAACCTGACCAACCACACCCCGTACCTGGAAGCGACCAGCGATCGCCTGGCTGAAGTGATCCGTGGGGCAATGGCGAACATCAGCGAATACGGTAAGCCGCTGGCGGTTGCAATTGCCAAGCACACCGAGTCGATGTACAGCCGCAAGCACCTGCGTGATCTGTCGACCCGCAACATCGGCATGCAGTTCATCTTCCTGGACGATCCGTTCTTCGACTCCCCGATCTACCCGACGGAAGTTAAAGACAAGGGCTTCACGTACACCAACGTGGACCTGTCCATGGTCAAAGACCTGAGCTTCGACTATGCTGACGAAACTCAGATCATGGACTACATCGCGACCAACCATGCTGATCTGGTCGAGATCCTCCGTGAGCGTGATTACAACATCACCCGCGCGGCGGAGTTCCTGACCGACGTCGAGTCGCTCAACCGCTTCTTCCACCGTAACGAGAACGGTCACTACGACTTCACCAAAGTCCGTGAGCTGAACTCGGAGCTGTTGCTGAAGGCTTACATCTTGCTGACCAAGATGTACGGTAAAGAAGATCCAGTTCCATGGCTGAAGTCGGGTGACCTGTCCAAGTATCGCGAGTACGTCTCGATGCTGTGGAACGGCATGACCCGCTACCTGATCAGCCTGCGGCAGATCATCAACACCTACCGTGCTCAACAGCTGGTGCTGGTGGTGAATCGCGCACCTGCCCTGGTAGACGGCCAGGACGCCACCGACAAGGATACCCGTTATCTGTCGGCGGAAGTCACCGTGTACTACACCTCAGCGGCCATGGATGCGATCACTGGCGTGGATTGCTCCCTGCCAGACGTGACCGTTGGTTACTTGTGGGAACGTGTGACCAAATCGCCTGTGCCATTTACCGATGTGCTCAAGTCGCCTCAGTCGTTCGCGGCAGCGGCCAACAGCTACTTCGCTTACGTGCACGAGAAGCGTGTGGTGCATGCGCGTGACATCTTCATCAACAAGGCACTCGAAGCGATCCAAAGTTTCGTAGCGTCGAATGAAGCGGTCAACAACCGTGTAGCACAAGTGCGCCAAGGTAGCACCGAAATGCTGTCGACCTGGCTGCGTGCCAAACTGATCGGTGAACTGGAGCGTTGCTTCTACATGGTGGTGGAAAGCAATGTCAACCTGGGTGAGGTGGTAGCAGAGGGTGAAAACCCTGACACCTGCCTGGAAGAGATCATCATGTGCTCGAAGTTGGTGCCAACGTTCCTGCGTACCCTTGGCTGTGTCATGGCGGCTGAGATCCTGGAAGACACCTTCATCGAACGCGCTGAGGAAGACAACGTCCACGAGATGCGTGAGCGTCTGCACGTGTCGCTGATCAACCTCATTGTTGCTCGCTGCGTCGCCTAAACGTGGACGTAGGTCAACTTAAGCGTGACCGGACCAGGACGCTGATCCTGAAAGCTTTGACTGAACTGGAGGACGGTTCAGTCATTGCTGCCAAAGATTTGGAGATCCATATCCCTAAACGCTTCGTAGAGAACGGCATGGCGTCGGTAAGCGACGTCGTGTCGTCTGTATGCGCGATGGGTGTGGTGATCCCAAAGGAAGGTGTTTACTCTCCTTTGATTGCTTTGTCTGACGCGATCCTCGTGCCTCTGAGCATCCGGGAAACAAATATCCAAGGAAATCAGTACCTTGTTTTGGAGTTTAGCAAAGGCGACACTGTGATCCAGAGTTTGAACTACATCATGGATCCGAACAAGCCTTATGCTTTCACCATGGAGTTCTACTACTACGCCAAGATCCCTTGGTACATGGATCACCGCGATGTGCGTTCTCTCTTTGACAACGCTAAAGCTGAATGTGGTGAAACCGTTGGTAGTAGCTTCCAGGTGCCTCGTGTATTGACGTCTCTCATGTTCCGGGATCCTGACAACCTGGACCAAGCGTATCGTTACAGCCCAGCAGCTAAAGAAGGCAGGCCTCCGGTAATCGTGGGGCTTAACAACGGCAGCATGCTGATCGACGGTACCTTCGCGAAGATCACGGGTGGCTACTTGCAAGACAACACTTTGGGCGCCATGGTTAACCCAGACACCAAAGTCACAGACTACGAAAGGATCATGAGGGGTATCCCACAATGAGCAAGATCATTACCTTCGGGAGCACTGTTCTTGAAGGTACCGGCAAACGAGGGATCCTCCATCCCATGGAACCAGGTGGGCAGTACTACCTGATCAACGCCGGTGGCTTCAACATCGAAAACCGAGGCGGTATCAAATACCGTTTCAACGATTACCTGCGCGAATGCATGCGTCCTGAATCCGACCTCAACCGTCGGGTAGCGGAAGGCCAGGTCCAGTGCGAACTGGGTCACCCACCTCAGTACTACTACGAGTGGGTGCAAGGTCGTATCGTGCAAACGCCGATCACCGATATCTTCCAGTGGATCCATCGCCTGCGCACGGTCCTGGAACCGAACGTGTGCGGTAAGATCCGGAAGATCCATTGGATCATGACCGGTGGTGAACACGATCCGGTATACAACAAGATCGAAGTGCGTCCGTTCGGTGTACACAAGCAGATCCTCGAGGATTCGCTGACTGACCCGGACAACAACACCGCGTTCTCGATGCGTACCGTGACCAAACCGCAGAAAATGGGGGACCGGGTACGGGAAGTGGATTACTTCTCCACCTATGACCTCGTGATCGAGCCGGGCATGCTCCATGCGTGCAAGTTCCGTACCGACGGTCTGGAAAGCTTCATGGCTAACCAGATGAACGCCGCCCCAGCTGAAATGACGGCCAGCTTCGATGAAGTTGTGTACGTCTGCGAACGTGAGCTGAAGAAAGACGCCTTCATGGCCCAATACGCGGGCACTGAAAGTCACAATCAGATCACCAGCATGCTGGAGCAACTGAAGAAGAGCTACAACCACCGTACTCCGGTGAAGCTGAAGATGTCGAACTCGTTGGCGGCATTCTGACCAATAGGGCTAGGGGGAAACCCTTAGCCCTAGAGGTTTATATTTTTGCGCCACCGACTTATTGTATACCCGTAGAGGGTTGACCTTTTTGACCAAGGAGATTTACCGTGAGTGCTAGCAACATTCTGAACCAATACGCCGGTATGGAAGTCCTCGACGATGGCAAACAGCACCTGCGCATTGCCATGCTCGACCACATCACTTTCGTTACCGCGCTGCGTGACTTCGTCGGCAGCCGTGCTGTACTGAAAGGTCTGCTGGAAACCTCGGCACTGGAATGGGACCGCTCGGTTAACAGCAACACCGGTGACCACCTGATCAAAGACGTGGCTGTCGGCCATTCCAAGTCTGAAGCCATCCAGGCTTACGTTGCCAAGATCGTGAAGCACTACCTGGTATCTGCTGGTACCCGTGCTACCGCCTGGACCAAAGAGACTATCTCGGCGGACAACTTCACCAACGTCTCGATCACCAACCGCCTGGCGGCACAGACCTTCACCGACCACGTCAAACTGTTCCGCCCGGTGGCCACTCGTCTGATCGGTTTCGACGACCTGATCGTGGACGCAGCCACCACCGAAGACATGCGGGTACTGACCTACACCGCCATGATGTACCTGGCCAACCGTTTCGAACTGGCTTCCAACCGCAAAGAGCTGGATGCCAAGTACGGCCACTACCATGAGTACTTCGAAACCAAGTTCACCGAAAACGGTTTCACCCCGGAGTACTTCGTGGCTGAGATCAAGAAAGCCATCAAGCACTACTCCGAAGAACCCGAAGAAGGTGCCATGCACCTCATGGATCGCTTCGACCTTCTGGTGCAATAATTTTTCAAACCTATATCACTAAGAGGACCAAGCAGGCAAATGCCTGAGGGGAAGTGCGCACACTTCCTTTTTGGTCCTTTAACTTTAAACCCTGAATGAAGTGAGAAAGCTATGTCCCTGAATGAAGAGTACGCCAAAGCCCAACAACAAGGCGTAGAGCAGTTGGTAGAACATGCCAACTATCACAAGGCTACCAATCACGTCACCTTCGATGCCAGCAAGACCACTGTACCCGAGGGCATCACTGAAGAATCCCTGAAAAACCACGTCGAGTTCATCAACAACATCTCTGGCCAGGTGGAAGTCGCCACTGCTCAGATCGCTCGTCGTGAATACGAAAGCAACGACAAACTGACCACCGTCGACGGCACCTGGGAATTCGGCGGTGTGACCGTCAACTCCCAACACCACCTGAAGCAACAGGTCGGCGAAGACTGGATCTTCGGTGTGGGTACCACTGCGGTCGACTACGCTCAAAGCCAGGACCTGGCTGTCTGGTTGGACGACCAGCGTCAGTCCAACGTAGATCTGGCCACCAAGCTCTTCGGCTAACAAGCCAGCACGAATAGGGTAGAGCTGGGTTACCCAGCTCTACCCCTTATGCTGCATTTTGATTTTTGGAGTTTGTATGGCTGAACTACCTGGTCGTATTGAAGTCGTTGTACGAGATGGTAATAGTCTTTTGAATTTGTCGGCTTCTTTGCAAGCGGTTGAAGATGCTGATCATCCCGTTAGCCTTTTCTGGTGTAACGTCAAGCAAGCGGTCGCTCGGGCTATGAGCCAGAACAAAGTTAGGATCCCCTTGGAAGATCCTGATCTGTTCATTGAACAACTCCGGCGGTACTTCAGCCATAACGGCTTGTATAGCGCCCTGCGTGACCGTACTCACGTTGTTCAGTTGTTGCTGTACCGATCCGAAGGCAGTTATGAAATGCATACCAACGACTGCATTTCTGGAAACAGACTGCTCATACCTAAACCGGTGTGGGGTCTCTTTTTATCCTTAGCGGAGGTGGGAAATGCCAAAAGCGAAGAACAAAATGCAGAACGTCCTCGTTAGCGACCTGATGCATGAAGACACCTTTGAAGAAGAGTTCTGGTTCAAAGTACTGGAACGTCTTCGTGGGTTGGAAACGCTGTTGCAATATCCTCAGGATGTGTTGGCTCCTGAAGAACTGATCGCAGAGATCAAACCGTACTTCGAAGTTAATGGTGTTTTCACCATCATGAAGGGTGGTCAACACCAAGTTTGTTTGCAGTTGGGTAAATCCGGCTGCAAGTCGGCATTAGTAACCCATGCTGTTACTGATGACATTCGTATCATGATTCCAGACTACTCCTGGTCTCTCCATATCCAGAAGAAAGTTAACTGAGGTGCTCTATGTCTTTTGTTGATCGTGAAATGTTCGACAATGAAATGATCTACGGCCTACATAAAGGCATTTTCATGGAGGTGTTCAAAGAAGAGTACTTCGGTTACCAAGATGCCATGCATGGTACTTTCCGTGTACTCGAACCAGGTGTGATGTCTGGCCAACGGTCTTTCATCAATAACAATGAAATCATCGCACCCTTCGTCACCTACGGCATCACCGCGCGCACCCTGCCAGTCGGTGGTGACATGCTCGATGAAAGGGCATTCGGTAGATTCCCTGGACCCCAAGTCGAGTACGCCATTTACAAACAGCGTAAGGTCGATGGTGAAGGTAAAGAGCACTTTGTGCTTTCTATCGGCATCAGTGGCTTTGTCACGATGAATGACGCACAGGGCTACTTCCTGGCCGAACCAGACAACAGTAACGGTTTGATGCTAACCCTGGGTTGTCGAGTTCCTCAGATTGATCTTCAGGCTACGTTATCCAGAGCAATTGCTTTCAATTACGGGAACCTCGTTAACGTAGCAACACCTTGCCTGTTGAAGGATGGGATACCTTACTTAGAGCGACATACATCTGTCCTTCTTGAAGAAACGCAAGTAGTGGGGTTCATTCGCGATGGCGTTCGTAAGCCCACTTACAAAGGTTCTCCTCACCTGGGTTGTGTGTACGTCGTAAACGCCCCTGACGCCTCCATGGTGGAGTTCTTGGACCCTGACTATACCTTCATGGGCTGGCTAGATAACGATTGTCTGACGGGCTTGTGCTTACTCCAGGAAGTACTTGATGATAACGCCAAGACAGCGGGTAATGTCATCTTCGCTAATGACCGCCACGGTATGGAAGAACGCATCCAGCACTTGCTGAATATCCCGTTTGAACCATGGTCCGCCCTCCTGATCAAAGAAAATGCTTTGCTTGAGGGTAATACCATCTGGGGACAAGCACGTCGTCTCTCTGAACAAACTACCAACAACTTCTAAGGACAGTCATGCCTACAATCAACATTGCTTGCAGTGGCGGTATCGAATCGGCTTACATGATTCAGAAAGCCATGGAAATGGGTGCATCCGTCAACGTCTGCTGGATCAACCTTTCTGGTAACCGTTTCAGCAACTTGGGTGAACTGCGTAGCCTGCAACAGACCATCGCTTACTTCCAGGACTCTGGTCGGGATAAGAACCGATACCCAGGCAACATTAACAACGTTTACTACCGCCCTGAGTGCCCTTACCAGCCAATGGGGAGTCGGGTGAACTCTGTTATCAACACGACTGTAACTCAGCAGTATGCGTTGGTGTTGGGGATGATGGACATGCTCACAGGGACAATGTCGGGCGATGACTACCCTACTACCTGGCTCGGTTGGTTGCGTGAGGACTCGTCTGAGTTCTCCCACAACGAGTACGATCATAGTGAAGCCGCTTATAAAGAACTGTTGAACCTCAACACTGTCTTGGGGCGGCTGAGTAACTCCAACACCATTGCCAAGCCATTCCGTGCGCCGCTGTGGGAAATGTGTAAACATCAGATCTGGCTCAAGCTGGATCCTGAACTGGCGAAGCACGTAGTACCGAATGGTAGAGGTAGCAATATCGACGACCACGTGTGGGGGCACGTGCCGTTCGATCTGAAAGTGAAGGAGTACAAGAAGGCTGGTATTCCGATCAAAGATTCGTACGACACGCCAGACGACTATGGAAGCGACATCGACTTGTGGTGTCGTGCCCTGTGCGGTATGGTTTCTTGGTTGGACCTGGGCTTGCCAGCCAATGCTCAAGGGGTAGTACTGGATACTTATCCGTTTGACGAAGGCACCCGGGTT